AGATTTTGTAAATAAGCTTAATTCTATTAAGTCTGAAACAGATAAGGTTGTTGATGAGAAAGGCGGAGAAAAGTTTGAAAAGTTTTTAGAACTTCTTAAAAAGTATGATGCAGAACTAGCTGCTTTAGAAGGTAAGCCTGTTTCTGATAAGAAAGCTGATGGACAAGAAATTAAGCATACTAATGTAGAAGATGCTGTAAAGTTTGCCATTTTAAAAGGAAATGATCTTTCTGCTATTGTTTACAATGAGGAAGGAAACAAAGTGGCGGAGGCTAAAGTGACAATGAGTCTTGGGTCAAACATTTTTGCTGCTAAGAATAATCTTAAAAGATTACTTATATCTCAGCTAAACGCTGATATAGATGAGGCTCCTTTTCGTTTTGCTACAGCGGAGCAAGTTAGTCAAACTGAAGATTTTCAAGCTCTTCAGTCTTTTTTAGAAAAGTACTTGCCTCAATTTGTTGTTAAACGTATGGCCCATCTTATAGGCGGTAAAGCTTGGGGTCAGTTTAAAAAGTCAGCTTTATATATCTATCAGAATGCTGAGATTGGTACAGGCTTCCATGAAGCATTTGAAGGTGTATGGACTAGTTATTTAACAGATGAAGAGAAAGCTAAGCTCTCTGATGAGTTTAGATCTAGACCTGGTAAGTTTACTAATCCTTTTAGTAAGATTACAAAGGAATACTCTGAAGCTTCTAACTATGATATACGTGAAATGCTCGCAGAAGAGTTTAGAGACTACATGCTTAATAAAAAACAGCCTGCTCAAGCAGCATTTAAAAGTTTCTTTAAGCAACTACTTGATTTTATAAAAGGTTTATTTGGTCTTAACTCACAGCAAAACAAAGAGTTAGAGGGACATGTAAATACTATCTTTAAGAATATTGCAACGGGTATTTATAGAAATGCAAAACCTATACGTGAGCAGAGTTATTACGATACTCCTGTATATAGAGCAGCTATTACAGATACTACTGTAGCGGAAACATCTGAAATATTAGACGGACTTAACTATTACTTCTTTACCGAACTACTTACAAAAGGATCTAACATTAATAGCATTCTTAGTAGTCTAGATAGGAAAGAATCAAATGCACTTCTTAAAGATAATCTTGAAATAGCGTTTAGTAATATTGAGCGTGACCTAGGGATAGCTTCTCAAAGGTTGGTCAACTCTGTAAGAAATAATAAAGAAGAGCTCTATGACCTCTTTAAAAAGAACTTGCAGAGGTATGGTGTAAACTTTGAGTCCATAGAAGTAGATGAAATAGAAGTTACTGATACTCTTGGTATTAGAGAAAGTATCACTATAGATCCAAGAAAAGCTACAGATGTAAACGTAATGATTCTTCTAGCTTCTTTACCAGAAACTAGTGGAAATAAACTAGTTAGAAGTCTTAATACAAACCTTCCTAAGCTTGTTGACGCAGATAGAGTTCATACTATTTTATTAAATGAACTCAGCAACATAGTAAGTATAATTGGTGAAGATGGTGTAAGAAAGGACACTCTAAAGCTTATGTTTGATAAGCTTGATAATAAATTTGTAGACAGTACCGGTCAGTATAGAAATGGCTTTGGTTGGATTAAGAATCTTAAACGTAGACTTCGTTATGAAGATACTCGCGGAAATAGAATTTCTCAATCTAGTCTTCCTAAAGAAGATCTTTTACTTCAAGTAGCTTTTACTAAATCTTTTAGTAACACAAGGTTTACTCCTAGTAAAATAATCATTGAAGAAGAAGGAAATATTTATGATCTAAATCCTTTGATGAATGTAAATAACCAACGTATAAAGAGAAACTGGAATAACAATTTACAAACTAGATTACAGAGTAAAAAGTCAAACTTGTTCCGTCCTGGTAAAAATGGAGAACTATTTATAAATAAAACATCTGATGAATTCTTTGAACTTCAAGATTTCTATGAGCTTAGTAAATCAAGTGCTTACACTTTACTGGATGCTCTAAGTGTTCTTAACTATTTTGGTATTCAGTTTTCTGCTTCACCGGAACAGCTTGAAAGCTTTGCTGCTCAGATAAGAGAAGATTCTATTCAGATACTTAACTCTGCGGTATATAGAGATGACATAAAAACAGCTTCTGAAATCTTTGGAAACGAGGTGATTGGTGGTCGTATTAATAAACTCATTAACTTAGAGATGTCTTTTAATACTGAAGACAATGTTCTAAGTTATCTTAACGCAGATGGTCAGCCTCAGTACTCTGTAGGTATTCCTTCATTATGGGGTAATATGGTTAATATTGTTAACAATGTACGTAACCAAAAAGAGCTTGTTCTTACCTGCCCATGGTTAGGCTACCTAAACGAAAATGATGAGGTGGTGTTCCACCCTTATCAATCTAGTTCAGAACTCTTAAAGAAGGGTGGGCTTTTATTTGATAAAGATGGTAAGCGTAAACCAGGTTCAGATATTATCTATCATGTTATATCTGGTACAGGTATTTCAGAAGTTGATGGTAAGAATACTGCTAAGCTTCTTTTTCCAGAAAGGGTTGCTATTAAGATTCACTATCTTTTAAATAACATTCCGCTTTCTGTAATTAACTCTGATAAAAATACTGAGTATGGTATCGGTATTCCTGGAAAACCTTTAGTAAAGCTAGATGATATAAGAGGTTACACTGAGAGAGAAGAAAAAAAGATAGTAGATCTCTATCTGAATCATCTTTCTGATGAACTACATGCCGCACAGCAACAGGCTGAAAAGGCTGTAAATATTCAGTATTATAGTAATGGAGTTGTCCAACTTGGTCACTTTCAAGATATTATATCAGATAAATTAAAACAAAAGTTTAAAGAAGAAGTATTTGATGGTGATAAAAACTATACTGACTTCGTAGACGAAAACAAAGAGGCTCTTACAAAAGATATCTCTGATCACATTTCTCGCTCTACTGATGCAACATACGAGATGCTCATGGCTGAAGATATATTCACTACACCTTCTGGCTTTACATCAAATCGTATGATAACAAATGCTATTGATAATGATACTCTAAATCAGCTTTTTGGTCTTGGTGACGGTAAGGCTATTAAGTATCGTGAAGATGGACAGCTTGTTGAAAGAGATAGTTATTCTCCAGAAGAGGTTAGACTTCTTTCTATGTTGTTAACTGTAAATGAAGATATTCTTACTACGGAGCAGCATAAGTTGATATATGGACATCCTTCTATGTATAAAGAACTACCAAAACGTGCTAACGGTGCAACATCTACTAAAGAAGCTTTTGTTGAAGATAATGGAGTAATACAATGGATGGATGGAGAAATGAGCCGTAATGACGGGAAGATTCGCAGCAAGGACTTACATCAAACAATGAGAGTTATATCTTTTAAAGACTTAGATGTTGTTAGCTTGTTCTATAAAGATATTGCTGAGAAGATGTATTCTGAGATGCTTAACGATAATGTAGATCCCGAAACTGCATCTGTATCTATTGGTGGTAACTTTGACTCAAATGGAAAGCTTACAAGCTTTCGTATGAAGAATGGTGAGTATAGTGGTGCACTTAAATACTATCTTAAACTTAATGAGGCAGATTCTATGGCTATGGGCATGCCAGATATCATTAGAGATATTCTATTTATGAGTAGTAAATTTACTCCTCAGATGGAAGCACAATGGAACTATGAGATTGCTTATGAAAAACTAGTTAGATCAGGTATTATAGAAGGATCAAATGGTCAAATTACAAAGAAAGATCCTCAATATAAATCATATAATAAGTCAGAATTAGCTGATTCCATGGCTATTTATAAGAAAGGTAGTCCTGGTTATATATTTCCAATGTTAAAGCCTCAGTACTTTGGCTATGGTCATGGAGATGTAGTTAATCGTAACTTCTCTGAGTATGAACTCATGATACCTAAGTTTCTTAAGCACGCAGTTCAGCCTAAGTTCTATCGTCATGTTGAAGGAACTAAATTTGAAAAGCTATACTTAGCAGCTCAAACACAGCAGGTTGATATTATAGGTTTTGAATCTGGAGAAAAGGTTGGTAATGTAACTAATAAGTCTGGTGAATTTATATCTGTTTATGATAATCAGGGGGATGTTAATCTACAGATAGTTAATAATAAGTATGATCTTCCTAAAGATCTTCCTATTCAGAGCATGTACTCTAGGTTCTACGGGATTCAAGTTGAACAGTCTAGCAAACCTAAGAAGCATGTTGTAAGAGGTACTCAGGTTACTAAGATTATAATGAGTAACTTTTATGAGAATGGTCTTCCTTTAAATGAAGAGATAGAAAGTCTCATAGAAGAGTATAACGACACTCTTATAAAGATGTTTAAACTGGGTAAGCAAGATCTCTTGAAGGAATTTGGTTTAGAGGTTGATACTAAAAATGGTGGATACAGAGTTCGTAACTTACAGAATCTGGTTAATCTTCTCCGCTCAGAAGCTGAGAATAGAGATCTTCCTGATAATGTTATAGAAGCAATCAACTATAATATAGATACCAAAGATCTTGATTATCAGTTTGATATGCTTATTAATAGAGATAAGATTGATAATATTCTTAACGCTATTGTTGATAGCCGAGTTATAAGTGAGAAAGTTAACGGAAAGAGTTCTACTCAGGCTGCAAATACTTTATATGAATTTAAAAACAGATCTTTTGTCTATCTTAAAGATGATCTTTACGTAAAGACAACTGATCCTTCTTCTCTTACAGAAAAAGAGAGAGCTAGTTTAAGACTAGCTTCTTCTGATCTTAACTTCTATAGAATGGAGAACGGTCAGGTTAAGAGTATGGAAGTTTATATTGGGTGGCCTTATACTGACGTTAGTCCAGAAGAACTTGGACTTAAGTTAATAAATGGTATTTATAGAATTCCTGAAAAGGGTTTAGCTAATATGGATAAGCGTTTGCTTAATCTTGTTTGTTTCCGTATTCCTACTCAGGCACCAAACTCTATAGAAAGTGTTATTGTAAAAGGATTTTTACCACCTGAAGCAGGGGATATTATTGTTGTTCCTTCTGAGATTGTAGGTAAGACCGGATCTGACTTTGATATAGATAAACTTAATCTCTATATGCCAAAGCATGAAGTTGCTGGACCTGATTATGCTTCTAGTGAGTTCAGAGACTTTATGGTTAAAGACTTAGTAAGAAGAGGTATTGTAGAAGACGTAGCTAAAGCTGCAGTTGCTCAATATACAACTGAGAATTTTAAAAAGATTAACCGTGCCACCTTTACAGAATCTGGTCGACTATATAAGAACGCACCGTTTAGTCTTGAATCTCTTGCTCCTGGTATGGATGCTAGTGTGAGAACTCTTAGTACAATTAAAGAATCTATACAAAACTATAATAAGCAGTTTAAAGGTAAGAAAATTCTTAAGTATGTAGAGCCTAGTGATACTAGTAAAGAAGGTCTTCAGAATAAGATGATTGAGATTATGTCTAAGATGATTTTACGTCCTGAAAACTATTCTCAATTAGTTAGTCCTAACACTACAATAACTTTAAAAACTCTTGCCACTAGAATAAGATATTTAAAAATAGCTGCAGGTACTAAGACAGAAGACAATGAAAAATCATCCGCCTATCTTAGATCTTTTGCTGGGGCCGTGTCTACTCGTGAGCGTTATTTGACATCTAAAAGACTTGTAGGTATTTCTGCTTTGCATACTACCTTCCATACGATGGCTCAGGTAGCTGGTATAAAACTTACAGGAAACTATAAGATTGATAGTATAAAATATCTTTTTGAGAAGGCCTCTAAAAAGAAGAAGAATTCTAAGAAAGAAAAGATTGATAGTATTATTAAAAAAGAAGACATCAGTATTAAACTAGATCATCACCAAAAACTTAATGATGGTACTTATGCTATAGGATATCGTACAGATACTTCAGGTAAAAGAATATCTGATTTAAACTCAGAGGGTACTTCTGGATTTGTAGATGGTTGGAAAGACCCTTTTGTATTTGATTTAAACTTATCACTAAAGAGTGCCAACACTTGGTTCTATCTAATGCATATGGGTGTTCCTGTAGAACAAATAGCTTATTTGTTCTCACAGCCTATTATGGATAGCTACTTTACAGAATTAGCTAAAAGAGACTCTAACTTTAAGAAGATTAATAACGAAGATTTTATTAGAGAAGATATGTTCTTTAAAGTGATAGCTCCATATTATGATAAGTTGACTAACGGAGACATTATGTCTACTCTCTCTGCAATGGAGTCAAATCCAATGATTGAGATGAAGATTAAGAACGGCATAATTCGTCAGCTAAATACTGTATATAACTCATATGAGAAGTTTGATGTATCAGATTTAAAACAAGCTGTTGCTGATGGTGAAAAAGCTAATCCAAGATTACAAATAGCTACGTTAATGGCATTCTTACGTTATGAAACTCAAGCTAGATTCATAAGTAACTTTATGCAAGCTATTAGTTATGATACTAACAAGACAAAAACTATACAGGAAAGTGTTTTACAAGTATCACGTTGGGAACGTTCTAGAGCAGAAAACTTTATTGCAAACCCAGATGATATACTAAATAAGACATTCTTAGGAGAGTTAAAAACTCAAAAGGAAGATGTCTTTAACATGTTTCAGAACTTTTTTATCACTCTAGATCCTACAATACAAGAAGTGTTTAAACCTCTATATGCTAAAATAGATGATCCAGATATTTTCATAACTAAAAATGATGGTATTGCTCTTGTAAATAGATACCAGAACCATGTTTTAAATTATATACTTCATACAACTAAAACTAAGAATCCCGATGGTGTGGAGGAATCTCTTAACCAGCTCTACGATTCTATGTTCTTTGGTGAAACTTCTATGGCAAATCGTTTATATGAGCTTCGTAAAGAGGATATAAATGCCGATCCTAGAGTTAGGGAAAATCTTATTGTTCAAGAACTCCTTCCTCTTATTCCTGCTAATACAAATGACACAGGAAATATCAAACTATTCCGTCAGCGTCTTGATACTTTTGAGGTGAACAAAGTGATAGAAGCTATGAATAATCTTCATGACTATGCTGAAGAAACTGGAGATCTTGTTATAAAAGAATTTGTTGTAGATCTTGCTAAATTTAGTATATTGCAGAGTGGTTTAAATAGTAGCTACATGGATTATAAAAAAGTATTAAGTACTGAGATTTATAGTGAGATGTTAAAAGAAATTTTTAGTAGATTTAATGTAGCCCGTGAGCTGGATGTAGATCAAGTTTGGAAAACATTCCATCAGAACAACTGGTATAACAAAGCAATTGTTCCTAAGGCTCCTTCCTGGATAAAGATAAAGGATAATATGCTTGCTATAAGTCAGCTAAGTTCTCTATCAAAACAAGATTTCTATACTAAGAGTATTCTTAATCCTGCTTTAACAAAAGAGGAAGTGAAGAGACTTAAAAAATCAGGACGTGGTTGGGAAGCTTTTGTAAGTATATTATTCCAGCGTACTAATGCCACTGAGAAAGGAAAAGTAATATATATGCCAATAAACAAAATGGGAGCAGGTAATAAACTTACAGAGATTTACAGTGATTCAGATGCTACATCAGTTATTGAGTCTAATAACTCATCTGCTATGCTCTCTACTTCTGTAAGGAAAAGATCTGGATTCACTCTTGTAAAAGATTTATTTCCTGATATATTTGGCAGACAAGAAGAAGATGATGATATAGAAGATGAAATAGATATAACTGGTTTTAAAGGGTATAAGTTTGGGTTTATAGACAAAGGTAAAGGTACTATAGAAGGTGACGGTAAAGATGCTGCTATGAGAGAAGTAGCTGATGGGTTTATTGGTGAAATAGGCAAAACAACTTCATCTTCTACTCTTACGTCAGCTAATACTATATTGAAATTACCTATTGAAGATATTGTAGCTGCTGTAAATTTCACAAAAAGCAAAGTGGCTATTGCTCCGAGTTCTTTAAATGATAATGCTAAAATAATTATGTTAGCTAGAAATAAATCATTTAGAGAAGGCAAGCCTTTGTCAGAAGAGGTAAAAGAAGCTATATTAAAAGCAAAGAAAAAAGGTGCTGAGTTTGTAGTAGGAGATATGCCAAATGTGGATAGTCAGTTTATTGATTACTTGCTAGAGATTGGGGCTACATTTACAGTTTATCATACTGGACCAAAAGGTTCTCAGCGTATTTTTGTGGAGACCTTGTACCTAACCTGGAGCAAGAGATTCAAGCACCAAAAAATTCAAGACAAAGATAAGAAAACTATTGATTTTAAGCAAGAAGGTAAGCCAATGAATAGTATTCGAAAGCTCATTGAAGAATCAAATAAAACTGGCGAGGATATTGAAGTGGTTCTTGAGCGTAAGAAAAAAGAATCTAAGAACTGTAATAAGCAATAGAAAACTATGACAAGTTGTAGCATTATTCGTAATCCTGAAACGAAAGAAATATCTAGAGTACTTGCTCCTAACGGGCAGGACTCTCAGCTATTTAAAGAAATTAACAATACAGTATCTGATAAAGAAGAAGCTATTAAACTTTGGGCATATGCTTACACTGATCAGTTTAAGCAGAAGTTTGGAGACTGGGAAAAGCTTGCTAGACTTGACTTAACAGATCCTGGGATGGATGAAGTTAGTATAGAAAATCTTGCTACACAGTTTGATGAAAAGCTAGATGAAAATGGAGAACCGTTAATTGAAGAAGTTGACAAGATTGCTAAAGAAACAATAGAAGATCCATTTGGGGAAACCTTTAGATCACTTACTGATGATAGAATTACCTTTGGTCAACCTCGGGAAATAGAACCTGTTATTTATGATGACCAAAATATCAAGTATACACTTAAAGCTATCAAGGTCGTAACTGATAATATGTCTAAGATACAATCCTGGGAACGTAATAGGTCTATTAGTCCTGAGATATTGTTTAACAAGATTTTACAGCTGGGTGTACCAAGAAACCAGCTTGCACTGCTTATAGACCAGCCAGGAAATACTGTAGAAGAAAAGCTGGCTTCATTTGCTGCTACTTATAGTTATGCTGTTGAGATTAATCTATCAATTGACCCTAAGAGCAATCAAAACTATGGAGAAAGTGAAAATTATGAAACTACAATAGGACATGACCTGATGGATAAAGGATTTAGAAGAGGTGAGTTTAAATACTATAAAAACTATGAGAATAAATATATTAAAAAAGGATTTGGTGAAAAAGATGAGAAAATAGTTATTACTAAAGAAGAGTATGAAAATGCTTTTAATAGTAGACAAGATAAACCTTCACGATATTATTCCAACATGACAGTACCAGGTGGTACTAATTACACAGAGAATGAAATAGCTACACCAGCTGTTACACCTGCTATTAAAGGACATGCTCAGTTTGCTACAGATCAAGGTATAGGTTGGTTTAGAAGTGATGAACAAACTATAAATGCAGAATTATTTCAAGAACCTACTGATGTAGATGATTTAAGATATCAAACTTTAGTTGATAGAACAAGAGGCGGAGAACCTACTAAAACTCGTAGAATACTAGAAGTACAATCTGATCTGTTTCAGAAGGGTAGGGATAAAGAACTTTTAGTAAAATCAAAAACGCAACAAAGAGATGGTGTTGGTTCTATTCCATACACAAATACAGGAGAATACGCTGGATTATTAGATAAAATTAGAGCTAAAGCTAAGGAAGTTTTAGGAGAAAGTAGAGGAGAAAGACCTGATGGACAAACAATAAACTTAGATGGAAATACTTATTATACTATGAATGGTATGTGGTATTTAAAAGAAAAAGAATTTAATAATGAAAACCAATTCCTACAACTTCTAAATAAAGATAATAACTGGGTAACATTCTTTGTTAAATCTATTGTACAAGACTCTGCTAAGAAAGGGTATGAGAAAGTATTATTTCCTAAAGGAGATACAGCTAATAAGATAGAAGGACAGACAACATTAGAAACATTTAAGAAAGAAAAAGAAGATAGACTTAAAAAGCTAAAAGAAATGCTTGAAAGTTCTGATAATAGTAATATTGTAAAATATGGATTAGCACTAACTGAATTACAATCTTTTAAAAAAGATAGTGAAGGTAATGTTTATAAAGTTGATATTTTAGAAGGAGTTACTTATAAAAATGGTAAAGAAATATCACAAAAAGAATTTTTTAAAGTTCTCCAAAAAGAAAAACTAGAAAGAGCTAAACAGAATATACAACGTGAAATATCTGCAATTAAAGCAGAACTTGAAAGAGTTGACGAAGAAGGATTTGCTGTTTTTAGTTCTATTTGGAAATTCTATGAAAACACTATAAATAATATTCTTAAGAAACAAGGATATAATCCTAAACAGATTACAGATGAATATGGCAATACTTGGAACGAGATTGAGTTAAAGCCTGTCATGGTATCAGAATCTATCATGCTGCAGACTGAACAAACAGCAGCTGCCGAGCCTACTAATGAAGAGTTGAACAACCGTGTTAGTAGGTTCTTGGAAAAGATAGGTGTGTCTATACAGAGTGTGAACGAAATTCGTGATGCAGCTGGCAATAAACTTTCTGCCACTGCAAAGGCTGATATGCTTAATCGTATAATCCAGGTGGTTGATGGTAAAGAACAGATAGATACTCTTCCGGAAGAAGCTGCACACTTCTTTGTGGAGATGCTTGGTCCAGGTAATCCTCTGTATAAGGAGATGTTCCGTAAGATTACTAACTACAAGATATACGCTTCTACATTAGATAAGTACAAAAATCTTAAGGCTTACAGAAACTTAGATGGTACTGTAAACTTTGATAAAGTAAAGAAAGAAGCTATAGGTAAGCTCATTGCTGAACATATTATACGTCTTAATCTTGGTGATGAGACAGATGCAAGGGTGGCTGATGCTTTGACCTGGTGGCAAAAAGTATGGAAGTTTATTACTAATCTATTTGCAAGAGCTGATGAAAACCCATTTGAAACTGCAGCAGAACAAATTCTAGATACTGATATATCTGCATTAGATGTTAATGCTATTCTAAACGGCGAGTTTTATCAGTATGCAGATCCTGTCGGTAACTTGACTGCTGATCAAGATAAAATTACTTTAGATAATACAGTAGACCCTCGAACCAGTCAAAAAAGACATAATTACTACTATAACGGAGTCCTTGCAAAAGGTTCAGTAACAGGAGTTTACGTAGATAGATATTTAAAAAAGATCTTCCGAAGTGATGAGCGTACAGACCGTCAAAGAGTTTTAGATCTTGTAAAAGCTGATTATGGAGATATTATCCATGAAGAGATGCAGAATATTGTTAACAGCTGGACTAACCCTGATGGTACAAAACGAGCTATACAAGTACCTATTAAAACAAAGCTGAACGCTTCTATATACAAGAGATTGAATGATTATGTTCAGGCAGTAATGAACCAGTATGAACCTGGAACTTTATTTAAAACTGAGGTTAAAATTTTTGACAAAAAAGCAAGTATTGGAGGCAGTATAGACTTGCTAGTTGTAAAGCCTTCCATGGAAGTTGATATATATGACTGGAAAAGTACTGAGGTGGGTAAAGATCAAACCGATATAAAAGAATACAAGGAAACTGTATTTAAGATACAGTTAGACGAGTATCGTAAAATCTTAGCCAAAGAGTATGGTTTTATGAATTTTGGTACAATAAGAGCTATTCCTATCCGTACTGAGTTTAACTATGATGTAAGAGGTGATATTTCTTCATTAAGAAACTTAGAAATAGGATCAATAGATCCTAGTCAAATACCAGATAATAAGTCTTACTTGCTACCTATTCTTTTACGTAATGAGCCTACTGGTGACAAGCAGCTTGATGCTTTAATAGAAAGGATGAACGGTATTTATGATAAGATTAAAAGTACACGATATAGTATTGCTGAAATAAATAATAAGAGAGAAGAGTTAAAAAGTCTTCGTGAAGTTCTAAGAGATCTACAACTTCGTAAGCGTGTAGATAAGCTTATAGAACTTGGTATGATTGAGTTTAAAAAATACTCAGATAAGATAGAGAATAACACTCTTACAGGCAAAGACATAGTAGAGGGTATTAAGATTCTAGAGGTATTTAGTGATAGTGGTGTCATGCTTTATGATCTTATGGAAGAATATTCTTCTGAAGCAGAAGAGTCAGAAGATAAGAAAGTAAAGAGTGAGTATGCAAAGCTAAATCGTCAGTTCTTACAAATGACTTCTAGAGTGAACGGATTAATTATGCAGATGAAAGAGTATCAAAGAGAACAATCTGTTAAACTAGGAGAAGAAAGAGGTATATTAAATTTATTAGATCCTGAAGCTACTATAGATACTATTTCTGGTTTATGGCAATCTTTGAGTAATATTAAGCAGAAAGCTTTTAGAATCTTTTCAAAGATACTACGTAAAGCTCAAGGTATCAGAGATACCCGCGTAAAAGAAAGTATTGAGAAATTAAAAGCTCTAAAAGAAGACTTTGTTAAATGGTCTTCTCAAAAAGGATTATCTGCTAATAAAGCTATGGAGATGATTCTTGAGATTGATAGTAAAGGAAACTGGAATGGTAACTTCTTAGAGAAGTATGATTCAGAATTTAACAGATTAAAAAAACAAGCTATAGCTAAAGGAGATGTTAAATGGTTAAAAGATAATCTTCAGTTTGATCCAAATAATCAGTATGATGCTGCTCTTGCTAGACAGAAAAGCTATTTTAAGGCTATTATATATTCTAGTGATGAAGAGACTAATAAAAAGATTGTAGAAAAAAAGATTCAGGACTGGATTGATCAACATAACATATTAGATAAAAGGGGTCAGCTTAATATGATCGCTCTTCTTAATCCTCGTAATCTGTTTCTTAAGCCTATAGATAATTGGCTCACTGCTAAGTGGAAAGAACTTTATAAGCAAGACTCAGTAGGTAACTATATTAACAAGCCTCTTGTAGATATGTATGAGTATTTTCAAACTCTCACTCGTAAAGCTGAGGACTTAGGCATGCTAGATAGATATTCTCCTAAGTTTATTCCTTCTATACATGCTAGTAAGCTAGAGAATCTTGTCTTTGGAGATGTAAGTAACTTTTTATCTTTAGGAAAATTTTTTGATGAACTTGAGGTAGACTCAGGAACCAAGTACACTCCTCAAATTGATCCTACTGATGGATCTATTATAAACAGAATTCCTGTTTATTTTATAAAGGACATGGGGGCTGAAAGGAAAGATGCTGCTGGTAATACATATATGGACTATACAGCTAAGTCAAGAGATCTATTTAAAGTGTTTGCTGTATGGACAAGGCATGTTTATAACTATGAAGCTATGTCTTCTATAGAAGATGATGCTATTAATCTAATAGAAGTAGAACGTCAAAAGAAAAGCTTGGTAACTGATCTTTTTAATAACGAAGTTATAGTAAATGGAAAGGTTAAAGCAATTAATAAGAATGACCGCAATGCCAAGCTTCTTGAAGATTTCGTGAATTACTATCTTTATAATAGGACTAGCGGAAGCATAACAGACTATGAAATTCGTTTTGCTGGTAAGAAGTACTCTTTATTAAAGACCATCACTGCTGCAATGAGATATTTCTCACTTAAGTCTCTCGCTTTTAATTTAGTATCAGCTTCTGCTCAGTTTGTAGGTGGTACTGGTAACACTTTATTTACTGCTCAAAAAGGAATATTCTTTACTAAAAACACTTGGGCAAAGAGTATGTACTACACTAGCAGTTCTAAAAAAGCAATGGCTGCCTTGAAGTATTTAAATATTCTTCAGGAGAATGCTATGGATACAATGGTAGACCAGCTTTCTTTATCTACTTCTACTAAAGTTCTTACTTCTAATAATGCGTTTGTTCTTCAGCGTATAGCAGATCGTGGTGTACAATATCCTGTAGCTATTGCATTGATGCTGGAACATATGATTGATCCTAGTACCGGAAACATTGTTAGTATACAAAACTTTGTAAAAGCAAAGTATGATTATAATAATAAGTTTTACGATTTACCAGACTCTGAAAGAGAACAGATGAGGAAAAATATTGATAAAGAGGTTGGTGAGCTTCAAGAAACAAAAAGCTTATTTGCTATAGGTAAGATAAAAGATGATGGTAGTTTTGAAATTCCTGGTATAGATTCTGAGAGCGACACTCTATTAGACTTTAGAGATAAGATCAAGGGAGTTAACAAAAGAATTATTGGTAACCAAACTAGGGATGATATTAATGGTATACGAACCACATTACTGGGTTCATCTCTTATGCAGTTTAGAAACTGGATTCCTGAAATGTTTGAAGAGCGTATATCTGGCCTTAAGTATGATGATGAACTTCAAAACTGGACCTACGGTAAGTTTAATGTATTCTTTGGAGATGTTTTTTCTAAAAGATTCCCTACTCTTCTAAAGTCTATAGTAACTGGGTTTGGTCACGATGCAGAAGAATTAGCTAAAATTAGATATAGAGAACTTAAAGCTAAAGCTATAGAGAAAGGAGAAGACTTTACTATTACAGAAGGTGAGTTTATTGATCTTTATATTGCTAACTTAAGAAGCATGATGGCTGAATTGATTGTTATCACTGCATCTATAGCTGCTGTTACTTCAATGACTTCTACAGGAGATGACGATCGTAAACATAGTGGATTTAAAAAATATTTAACAAGAGCTTTTAAGAAATATTATAATGAGTTTATTTTCTACTATAACCCTATTGAATTTGTAAAATTAGTAAAAAATCCTGTGCCAGTATTAGGTCTTGCTGAAGATATGGCTAGGTTTATTGGGGCTACTTTTCAAGAAGGATATGGTATGGCTACAGGTGATCAAGAAAGAACAGAGAAAGCTATGCCTATGAAGCAGCTCTTAAGGTCAGTTCCTATAGGTAAAGAGTTTTTATTAATTGCAGCATCTGTAGATGATGACTTTAGAAAAGAATGGAATATCCGAGTAGATAACTATTTTTACAAATAAAAAAGAAGGGGGGTTAACTTCCTTTCTTTACATTGATACTGAATACAATTCTTGCAAAGAGAATACCAAAGCTTATCTCATGATAAGTATTTAGACTTAAGTTTTCTCTTTCTTTGCCTTCAAAGTAGTCCGTAATTTTGTACTGAAAACCTAACAGGCTGTCTCCTTTTTCTAAGAATCCTACGTGTATATGCATATTGTTGTTTATTATTTACTTTAGAGTGCTATTAAAATCAAAACTTATTTACTATTCTGTTTCTTCAGATATTATTGTACCGTATTGTGAGGCTGCTTTTGAATTACGTATCATAAAAATTTCATAGGCAACTTTATATCTATTAAGTTCTATCTCAGTTGGAACTAGGTCTGCATGTATACTGTCCTTTACATACTCTAAAGAATCTATTTGATGTTTTAGAATAGGTATTTGCTTTACCTGTTCTTTTAGATTAAATAGAGTATAGAATAGTAATCCAATAGTTCCAATACTTAATATTAAGTTAATATACTTTTTCATAGGAATTTATTTTTGGATTCTTCTATCAAAACAGTTTCTTCTTTATTTTTGTTTGATAATCTACATACTACTTCTTTACCGTATGTCGGTGAGAATACTCTAGTTTTTCTTATACATTTTTGTTGTACAACTGACGAGAGTATACCAAGTCTATTAGCGGCTTTTGAATAGTTTGGAAATACAGCAATGACTTTTTTAAGTTCTGGATCGTAAATTTTTACACAAGTTTCTTCAAATAATGTGTTAATGGTTCCTTGTAGATGAATCATTTGAGTTATGGTTTTTTACAAAGATATAAAATTTTTATTTTCTTTTTTTAAGATAGTATTTATTGTGAAGAGTAGAGAATTTAGGTCAGATATGTTTAATATTCTATAATCAAAGTCCCATTTGTCTAGTTCTGTCTCACTAGGGTGATTATTAATTGGTTTATATCCTGGTCTGTCTACTCGGATTACTATTCCACCGGCATTTTTGATAGCCTGTGCTTCATTAGGAAACCTTGTATCTGTGATAATCCAGTCAGGGTACCCATAGATATCAGCACCCTCTGAGTCAGAGCCTATATACTCGGTCTCTTTATAGTCAGCCATTAGGGCGTTTACCCATGTGTTTTTATGTAGACCGTTACGTAATGCATCTGTACCAAGACGTTGTAAGAATTCCCTTGCTGTCATTTCTACCCACCATTCTTTTCCTAGCCATTCTGTAGGGTAACACCACTGTCTATCAAGAGCTTTATTTTTAAAATCCTGGTCTTCAAACTTCTCTACAGAAATACCAGTAAGTATACTGGCTATAGTTTTAAGTTTACCTGCCCATTTCTTAATCTTCCAGTTTTGGTTTTTAGTAATCAATGATGAATATTTAGGGTTATATAAAAGATCTTCTAGATCTAGACCTTCTGGAATATTATCGCAGGAGGCTATTTGTATAAGTTTACCTACCGTGTCTTTTCCAGAATGAGCATATCCCGAAATTGCTATTAGTGCCATGTTATATATTATAAGTTTACATCCTCTGGTTTAAGAATATCATACACATTTTCAAAACCAAACTCAAGCTCTGTACCTGGTTCCCAATCATAATGAATAAGAGTATTGGCTACAGATCCTGTTATGGTATTATTTAGTTTGTCAGCTGATAGTACTTTACACCAGAATCTTTCTTTTCCTGGGCAGATTTTTACATAGTCTCCAGTTTGTATATCATTAAGACATTCTTCACAAGGAGCATGAAATGTACTGGGGTGCTTGATTGCCATTTCTCTAGCATTAATTAATTCCATAGTATTTTTTTATTAAATTATAGCGGGGGTGTTAACTAATTTCATCCCGTTCGTGTAATTCTTCGTGAATCTCCCAATCATCTTCGCTTAAATCAAAGTACTGCTGATACATAGTTTCAATTGAAAATATCATATCAGATATGTAATTTGGAAGTTCATTTCCGTCTCCGACTGAATTTTTAATATCTTCCGCAAATTCACGGAGTGCTACAATGCTATCAGAGGTGATTTCTATCTGACCACTTGATGTTGAAAATTTTTGATGTTTCATATTTTGAGGTTTTGGAGGGATGGTATTACCCACCCCTCCTTTTTTTATTAGTTAAAGGTTACACCATATAATAATTCTTCTTCTTCTTCCACTATTTCATCATCAACAATAATAGGAATTTCTTCTTTATAATTGTCTAGATCTGGATCATTTACAACTGGAACATATACTCCTTGCAGTTTACCAAATTCATCAACAAAGAAGTTGTGTACTTTTTGATGATCAGATATATAAGTCATTGGATGTGATTCCTTTAGAGCAAATGTAACATGGTTATACAAATCCCAGGCTGAGTTGGGGTTAGTAGAATATGCATGTGTAGGTTTATCTATTTCACGCTGTACTATACCAACTTGTGTAAGTGTTAGAATCTGTTGTTCAATAAGTAGTCTACCAATAACACTACCTTTTTGAGACTGATTAAGAGTAACTTGCTTAAGCATTTCTTTGTCTGCTATAAGATTATTATAGTAATCTTTGGCATGTGCAATCTGAAACCGAATTGAATTAGATACATCTACTAGCGCAGATCCTATGTGCTTACGCTGAAAGTTAGCTAGATCACCTGAAACTACTCCATTCATGCAAATAAATACCTGTGCACCAATTGCACACTTAAACCTCATCTGTTTGTTGTAAGAGTTAGACCAGGCAAACATAAGACCCATGTCTTGGTCATTTCCATAATTTAGGTGATATACACCTTGTGCTACTTGTCCATCAAGGCTGGTTTTGTACAGCTCTTGGTTAATTTGAAAGCCTGCTGCGGCTAGTTCTCTACGTGTCTCATCAATGATGAAACCGTGAGAAATTACTGTGTAACTCTTACCATGTGTGGGTAAACTAGCATTACGAATGTAGTGCTCAGTTACAAATTGTGTCTTTACTGCCATAGTTTTAAATTAAAAAAGTGATAATTGTGTGAATGATTTAGTTTTTATCTTTTCTATTTGTTCAATCTGTTTGTGGATTTCTTCCAAATAATACTGCAGGTTAATATTATAATCCTGAAAAGGTTTATCCTTGTCTATATGATTTATTGTGGTTTGTAACCACTGACCTGCTTCTACCTGGATTGCTCTACCGTCTTTGTGATGCTTTACTAGTTTAGATCCTGAGTTTGATACGTAGTATCTGACTATCTTTTGTAGACGATTTACTACTAGCTGTCCTTTACTAATGTATTGTTCTTCAAAGTACCAACCACTTTTAGCTTTAACCCCTGCACAGTAATCAGTTATTTCTGTATTTTGTGCCAGGAAAGTTTCTGGTTTTGTACCTTTTACAAAGTATGCATAGATAGCTTTGGGTATGATCAGAAAGCTTTTGTTCTTGTGAAAGACAGCTACTTTCTTTTTATCTAGATCTTCCCACTCAAAGGCCCCTTTGCATTTTACTTTATCATTTTTACTGATAGCAATGTAGTTGTTTACATCTCTGATAATCATCTTCTTATACTCATCGTGCTCCAAGGATAGCTTTGTAATTATCTCCCATCTATTACAGATATTCATGTACTTCTCTATATCAGATGTTGGAATCATAGTTTCTAAACCATCCGTGTTTTGCATTAAGGGTATAGCTTCAGGAATCTCCTCACAGATCATTTCATAGAGCATACTAAGACTTAGCTGTCCATTAATGGTAATCTGCATGGTCATCCTAGGATCGTACAAGAAAGAATTTTCATCGCCTGTTAAACCATATGTAGAATTCAAGATAAGTTTATAGACATAGTTCTTTGGATCGGCTTTTGGGATTTTCTCACGCTCCTCAAAGAACCACTTATAAAGCTCATTAAATTCTTTTGCTGGTAAATGTTCAGGATGAAAGCCATTCTTAATGGCTAGATTAGGATAGAAGCTGATAACATCAGAGGTCATTATGGTCCATTCTGGCTTTGCTTCGTAGATACCTGCAGTTGTTGCACCGTGGATACCACCTAAACCATAGTCTGTACGGATACCCCGGTATGTGATACTGTGCTTAAAACCTTCTTTTGTGGATGTAATTACTTTCCTTCTAAAGTATTCTAGTATATTTTGAAAATCTAAGGTCTTAAACTGGATGTAAGGAACTATACAATCTGCTAGTATTATGTAAGGTCTTGGAGTGCGTAGCTGTTTAATCTCTGACTTTTCCCAGCCTAGCTTCTTCTGCAGAAAGTGTAGAAATAACTCCTTGGATATTCTAGGTTCAGAAGCACTGTACAAATCTATACCATATTCTTTGGTTAGTGTCTGTCTTAGTACTAGTTGTTCCTTGCTGTAGTATAGTATCTTCTTGGTAGATAATACATCATTAATACAGTAGGATACTATACTTTTGAGCTGATCATCAGTCGTAACCGGCTCAAGGTGCGGATGAGGCATCTCTTCTATATTATCCCAGTCCATAGAATACTGAATCCATTTAAGAGAACTCATCTTGGCATGGTTATCCCAATGGTTCATCTTAAACAGGTCAATTTGTTTAATCTTCAGTTTATATGGTGGATATTCTAAAAACTCTTTTCTGTCGTTACGACTTATAGTTTTCTGTGCAAACTCGTAAATACTATTTGCTATTTCCTCTGTGTTCTTAGTAGAGAGTTTCTGGCTATTATCAAGTATCCATTGTGTAACTTGTGCATCAAATGCTAAGCCATTATAAGAAATATGATACTGCTTATTTTTTATACAAGACTTTAAGAAGTTTACAAAACTTGTAAAGTCATTTTTTTCATTGTTGACTATGAATATATGTCTAACACTATCATCTTTATAATGCTGAAATACTGCTACGAAACAATTACATAGTGTTTCATAGTCCATAACCCAGTGGATCTGTTGGTTACTCATTTCTATTGTGTTCAGTTAAGCTGTTCCCCCTTTTTATAATAAAAACTACGCTGGAATTCCTTCGCTAGTAGGGCTTGTGGTATTTGCATAGGCATCTTCCATATATTGTACGAAATTAAATGAGTCTGCATTTATTGAAAAAGCATTAACTATATCTTTAATTTCATCAGGGTTTTCTATGTAGTATTCATAGTATGTTTCAAGTATCTTACGTTCCTCAGCAAATTGTTTACCTCCTGATCTCCGACCTATTTTAAGGGTCTTTATATCACCATTATCATCTAGCTTTGCAATCATATGTAGACTCTGCTTTTTTTCTTTGCCGATAAGAGCAAGTACCTTACTATCTCTATCAAATATCGCTTCATTAAATGGACAGTCTGGTAGTATAGGAATCATTTTAAATGTTTTGTTGTTACCCCAATTACCGGTAACCAGCATCATTGTTTTATTCATAGTATTTATAATTGAGTTATACGAAATTAAACAGTTTTTTGTAAGATTTCTAAATCTTTTAATGGAATTTTTAGACTTTCTTTTTCCAGGTCACAGGGGTCACATAGTTCTCCAATCATTTTAAGTGTCCTAGGTTCTACGTCTAAGAGTCTAGCATATATATCAAAGTACTTTTCTGGATATAAAAAGGTTTCTATGTATTTATACTCAGACGAGTTTTCCCCATAATATACTTTAATTGCCCTCTTTAGAACATTGGATAACTTGGAGTATTTACCAAGCATAAAGCTGAACCAATCATCTGCATATGTTTGAAAATCAAACACATATAGGTTATAATGACTAATGTGTAGTATCTGTGAAAATAAGGGATTGCTTAAAAGCATCTGCTCTTCAAAGTTCTTAAACTCTTCAGAGGAGTCTTCCTTGTAGGCACAGATTAGTTTAATATCCTCTGGTTGGATTAGCCCATTCAGGGCAACATAGGTTCCAGATGGAGAGAATTTAGAGGTCCTTTTTATATCCAGGGCAGGGAATAAAAAGGACCTAGACTTCTGAAAATACTTTGTATATAAACTATCTATCATTATTATTTTTTAAAGAACGACAAGTCCTTTAGCAAAGTCGTAAGGAAGTTTATAGTTTTTGTTTGCATAGTGCCATTCTGCCTTAGCTATTGTAGTCTGGAATCTCTCTAACCAATTATTCAGTGTTTCTTCAGATACAGGGAATGCGTAACTTTGGAAGTTTTTATCTGTGACAACAAAGTGAAACTTAGTTTGGTATCCTTGACCGGTAATATCACTGTATATATGGTTAACAATGATCATATATATGATAGCTTGTAACCAGTAAGAATAGTATTCTATAGTTTCAGGGAAGTCTTTTAAATCCTTACTTGTAGTCTTGATATCATTAACAAAGATTATCTTCTTGTCGTGATTAATTACTATGTTATCAATAATACCTTTTAGACCATATGCTTTATTGCTGAACTCGGCAGTTACTGGTAATTCGTTTATCACCTCCGTGTTATCAAACTCACTAACTTCACAACCTATAAGTTTACAAACTTGCTCGTTAGTCTTGATAATATCTACTGCGTCTGTGCAGAATTTAAGGATATCAGGATCAATAAGGGTCTTGTTACCCTTAGTTTTTAGAAATTCCCAATAAGAAATAGCTTCTGTAGTAATGATTTTTTCTATACGTTGCTTATCAGTTTTTAGATTTTGGAAGTAGTTTATATTCTTCATTACATCCAATATGGCTCCGTCAAATTGTGCAAGCTCTGTACGGTCATCACCATTACGGCTAAGTTCTATGTGGTGTTTAAATACTCTGTCAACTACTACTTTTAGATTACCTGATGGAAGTGAAGAAGGAGTCATTATAAACTCTTTTTCAAATTTCTCTGGTTTTAATAGTAATAGGTGGATTAGTTTACCTTGAACTAGATGGGTATCTAGTCTTTCTTCTTTAAGTCCTAATACATACATTTGATAAAAAATCTGAGGATTCCAGATTATTTTATTTAAGCTGCTGTATGAGTAAAAGAATTTTTTACTATAGAAATCTTTCTCCAAAGTATCTATAGATTCTTCCATAATACTTTCTAGTTCCATCCTTCTTCAGGTTTTTGTTTAAGTAATGACATAGCAACATCGCATAGTAGCATACCGGATATTTGATCATCCATTACTATATTGTATTTATCAGAAAACTCTGGGTATTTTTCTACAAAGAGTTTTGATATATCTCGCCAGTTATTGGCATCTAAATTATCAGGAGCTTCACCAACACGCCAGTGGCGTATGTCAGCTACCATATCCTGGGTTAAGTTATCCTCAAGAGTTTTGATTTGCTCTTCTTGGGATTTTTGCATTCTTTCTACTAACTCTTTATATTCAGGAGAGTTTATCCAGTCTTTAAGGGTTAACATCTTCTTTAGAATTTAATGGTTCCCAATTAGCCATAGCTCTGTCTCCATTAGCTATAGCACATGTTCTGCAGAGAGTAGTGATCCAGCCTTTAGTTCGTCCAATATCATTTGTTGATCCACAGTCTTGACAGGTATTATCACATAAATGTTCTGCCATGTAAATCATGCCTTCAGTATGATCATCTCCTCCATATGCATAGAAACGTAGACAACCATATTTTTCTTTCATTTGAAAACAAATTACTTGAGGAATTATGTGTTTCTTACCTTCTATGTAAACGGTAACATTATCTATGTAGGATTGTATACTTCCACACAGTATATCTATAATATGTAACCAACTATTTGGTACATTCATCCAGTTTCTCATCCCTTGATTTTCTTTATGTTGTTGGAATATCTTTGGGTACTTAGCTATTAGTTCTCTTGTTGTGTTGACCATATACCTAACTGTTGAAGTTTTCTACAAATGCGTTCTTGTGTTCTTTTATCTGTAGTGAACGCCTCTTCATATTCTAGGAATGCTATGATTTGGTCGTACTCTTTTTGCATTTTTTCAAGCTCTTGAAAATCTTTAAGGGTAGTAGCATCATTTTTCTCTTGAGTTTTCATTATATAGTATTTATTAGGTTAATTACATCAGCTTGTGTCTTTGGTTTTAGTACTTTTATATGTCCAGATTCCTCTGTATAATCAATAATAATCTTACTGTCTTTTATTAGTTCATTAAGTTTTTTTCTTGATTCTGTTACATTGCTGAATGCTCGACGATATATCTCGCCAGTTTCATAGTTTGTCCATTTTATTAAATAAATTGTCATTGTTAAAAACAGTTTTGCATATCCCGGGTATAGTAACGGCCCAAGATGTTTCCGTTATAGCTTCCTCTATTTAGAACTTCTAGTTTAATCTGCCACTTTATTTCACAGTAGCTTAAGTACTTCTTAGTACAGCATAACTCTAGAATAGTGCGTTTAAATCTTTGCTTATTATATTTGCTTATGTCATCTTGTAGTTCCTTGCATGAGCCATAGTAATCTTTCCAATCTGACTCTTTTATAATATACTGGTAAGTCTTACGTGTCTTAGTAGCTTTTTTTAAACGCTTTGATATTTTTGTTTTACGAATATTACGCAGGACCTTTTTACCTACGTAGAACTTATCTGTTATCGTATCTTGTATGATATATACGAAACCATGGATGTTATTGTAGGCTGGTAAGTCTTCTATATTATAGATTTCCTTATTTTTATAGAACCAGGGTTGCTGCATAGGGTGTGGATTTATCTCTACAAATATAAACAGTACTTAACTAGTCTTCTAGTTTTTTGTTTAAGATTGGAATTAGTCTATTACGTACCTCCTGAGCAGTATTATCCCTAATAGAATCAGATATATCTTTACTCATTGGTAGAGTGGCTATCTGTATAGTAGGATATAGCTCTTTATAACGTTCCATTGCTTTTATACCTGCTTCGTCATAATCGAACAGCACAACTATCTTTTTATACTTTTTTAGGTATTCATTCATTACCTCTTTTCTGATTATTGAATTCTCAGAATCCGGGGCTATGTAGTCTACTATGGATAACTTAAGACTCTTTAAGGACATGATATCTTTAAGAGAGCTGGTTATTACTAAAAAAGGATGTTGTTTAAGCTGATCTGAACCTTGGATATAGTCAGAGACTTTAATGAATTTTTTATCCAGGGTCTTGGGTTGATAGATTTTGTACAGGCTGCCGTCGGGCTTGTGGTAACCATATAGATAGTTTCCCCTAATACATAGTTCCTTATTGTCCTTTATCATACAATAGGACTCTAAAGGGACAACATTATGCTCAGTTAAAAGTCTTGTGCCGATATTAAACTGGGTCCAGAAGTATTGATCAGATGTATTCCACTGCCGGGGTTTTATAGAAGATACTTTGTACTTACTCGCTTGTTTAAACTCCTGGAGGTCATAGTCTCCATTATTATGTAAGACAAAATCGTTATACTTTTCTACTACTTGCTGACATGCTTTATGATATGGAAGCTGGGTAATATCTTTTACTAAATCTATGGCGGAACCATATTTGCCTGATGAGAAGTCTTTATACCTGTATACTTTATCCTTAGCAATGTAGATACACATGCTGGGAGTACGTTCTTTAGGGTTGAATATACTCTTGATTTTTATGTCATGGCCGTTAAGCTTTTCTTTAAGCTTACAAAAATGTTCAAATATCCATGGTACCGGGACATTCTTGATGTCATGCACTAGGTTTTTTGTTACAAACATAATAATCGTATTGAGTGTAAAGCAATTACTTGACTTTATATATAAAAAAGTATAGCTATAGCTTTACTCTGTGAAAAAGTGGGGCTGGTAGAAACCAGCCCCTATGTTAGATAACCCACGAGAAACCTACATAGAAAAATCATCGGTAGCTGGTTCGAAACTGTTAAGAGTCTTTGTGGTCAGTGCCTTATAATGGTACTTGTTTGACTTATCAAACTTGTCAAGCTTAGTTTCGTCAATAGAAACAAACTTGTACTTAGGTAGAGAAAGTTTTATAATGGTCTTACCATTATATTCTTCTTCTGTACCTTTTAAGAACCAGTATAGATTATGGCCTTTTACTAGATTAATTACCTCTTTAACCCATTCTTCAATGGTTTTAGCTTGAATTGCATCTAGTTCATTCTTAAGACCTAATTCTATGGCAATAATGGTAAGCTTATACATGATCTCATTACGAGATACATTTGTATTACCAAACTCATCTGTCCACATGGTAGCTCCAACACGAGCTGTCTGACCTTTATGTTTAGGTCCTTCGGGATTGTCCCTGTCTATTGGCCATCCTTCAAAGTTCTCAAGAGCTGGTCCCTCTAGATAAAGTTCCAGGGTTTTCTTGTCTCCTTTGTTAGATGTACGCAGTTGACCACTGTTAATGTGAGCATAAGCTACTCCCGGGTTGAATGACTTGGAAGAACCGCCACCTTGTTTTACTTCCTGTCCATTTGTACTGAACATACGTTGTGTTTTTGATGTTTAAAAAATAAGGAATTAACTTTCATATTTATATATAGACTTTTTAACTAGTTCTAAGTCATTGGTTATCTCGAAACTATCAAACATACCTCTTGGACTTTTACACGTATTTTCTCCATTGTTTTGAGTTTCAAATACATAGCGGAGATTACCATCTTTATCTTTTTTTACTTTACCAAAAAGGACTATAGAGAATAAACCTTCTAAGCTAAGCTTTTCATCAACCATACGGCCGATGGTCTTTGCTTTGAACTTACGCTTACCTTCTAAGTCAGTTGATTCCTCAGCATGTGTAAGGAAAAAGATGATAAGATCACCTCTGAGATCTTTAGGCATACGTGCAATACGGGCAAGATTAGCACCTATCTGGGTAAACTTTTCATAGCCCTTTTCATCACATCTGTCAAAGAACTCAAAGCTTGACATGTACTGAAAGTCGTCAATAACAATAATCTTAATTTCAGGACGCTTGGAGTTCACGTAACTAAGGCATGCTTCTATCTGTTGGGCTGAAGATCCTGTGTATATATTACCAGTCGGGTTATCTTTACTCCACAAGGTATACCTATTTTTCCAACCTTTAAAAGGCAGGGGCTTATTGGCCACGTTGATAATGAATGTTTCCTTTGAGTCTAATTTTTCAATACTGGTAGACTTACCGGTACCTGACTCTGCAATTACTAGAATACTCTGTGCCATGTTATTTGGATGTTGATTTTATAAGTTCATTAAGCCATACTTTAGCACTGATTGGTTTACCAATGGTGATAGCCATAAAATCGCGGATGGTCATTTCACTATATGGGGCATCTTCCATTGGGGATGGTGCTTTATATGCTGTTACTGTTTTTATATTTGGCTTAATTGTTTCCATTAAAGCTTTCTCACCACTGATAGCAACACTTTGTGCATCAATGGATCGTAGTTCTTCTAATGGTACTAGATAAGAACCTTTTTCATTAATTTCATATTCATCTTCAAATGAAGAGTTATATGGTATACGATATACGGTACGATCAGTATCTGCTGGTTCTAAGTCACGAGTTATTAGTTCAAAATAGAAACCTTTTTCTTTTTTAAACTCGGATGCAAAGATTCCAACGACCAATCTTGCTTGTTTATCATAGAACGGCATCTTCATATTGAAGTCTGTTCTAGTAATACCAAGGTTGTTAATTAGTGATTGATGATAGTCTCTGATTTCTTCAAGTTTCTGTTTCTTAAATTCTTTAATATCATCTTGACTTGCTGATTGATTTGTTGTGTTAAACATATAATTTTATTTTATAATTCACTGCCAATAGGTGCAGAGGTTGTTCTTGTTCCGTTTCCTCCTGTCCTTTGTGAATAGCGTAAGTATGTTCCATCTGGTCTTGTAGATACGAATTCTGGTACTTCTATCATACGTTGGTGTTTACCATCCATTTTAAGGAAGATTAGGTTTTTCTGGTCATCACCATTACGTACTTTAAGAAGGTGCATAAATACGTCGTCTTTAGTTACTTCGTAAGCATATGGACCGTAGGAACGAATGTCTGATTTGAATGGTCTTGTAATTGCTACAACCATATCAGATCCCTGCATTAAAGCATCTCCTCCAAATATATCAGAGCTAGTAGGATAGTTTACTATAGATCCTGGTGTTTTACGTGTAGCTTCATCAAGAGATCTGTTTAGTTGAGTAACCATAATTACTGTAATAGGAATTTCATTCTTTAGTTTCATAAGCATTTCTGTCGTATCATAAAGAACATCAAACTTATCTTTTTCAGAACTTGTTTTCTTTATGAGCCAACTATGGTCTATTGTTACAATCATAGGCTTACGTCCACCATCCATATACTTAATCTTTATAGCATCTTCTATCTCTTTATGATTAAGAGATCTGGGAAACATATCTCTACTGATTCCCTTAGAAAAAAGATATTTACTTTCTTCTATATACCGTTTAACTCTTTCATGAACAAAGCTATCTAGTGATTTTTTTGTACTTAATATTACTCCGTATTCTTCAGCAACCTCAGCTGCAAACTGACGTGCTGCATATTGATCTGAACCCATTTCAAATTGAAATTCAATAATATTAAATTTCTGATCAGGATTAAGACCATGAGATTCTCTTATTATTTGAGATGCTAACATAGTTTTTCCTGCACCTGGACGTGCACCTATTGTGAGCATAGATCCCCATTCAAGTCCTCCTACTCCAGCTTCATTGAAACCAGGCCAAGGTGTCTTTAAAGATTTAATCTCACCTTTCATTCTTTTCTCTATATATGTTAGACCATCTTCTAGAACTCTAACATAACTTTTACAGCCATATTTTTCTTCTGCTGTTTCCATATATTCATGTATGAATTATTTTAATAGAAAGATATTATTGACCATGCTTTCCATTTTATCAAGACTTTCTTCTCTTCCTTTGTAATAAGCTTTATTCATCATCTTACTAACGATGGCTTCAAGAATAGTATAATTAACAAGTTTAAGTTCATCATCATTTTTTATAATTCTAGCAGATGGAAGTTGACTGAAAAGTTCTTTTAACTCTTCTTTGAAAGAAACTGTTGTCATGTTAAATGTATTTTATAAGTGTAAATATAAAACTAAAAATGTAAAAAACCAAAAAAGTTTACGTGTTGAAATATAATTTTTATGGAGTTTTCAGAATGTCTGGGTTGTCAATTATATTCTGACATAGATCAGCCAAAGAAGACCTGCTAATTTTAGTTCTGGGGTCTGTCTTCTGTATAAAGTATGAGCTGGTCATCATGTACAAGTAGCCTTCCTTTTGTTTATTATAGACATAGTAATCTGTGGCATCCAGTACTATTTCCCAGGTAAATTCTGGATAAGTTTTGAAAAACCAGACAAACTTGTCTTTTAGTTCTTGAATATTTTGTCTAGCATATTCTCCACTGGGGAGCTTAATGGTGGGAAACATTTCTCTATATATCTTAATTGAGTCTAATGCGTTGACTCCCAGTATATCAGACACTACTTTCTTTTTTGTCTTTACAAGTAGTGTTTCAAATTCATCTAGGATAAATACTGCTCCTGTGCTTAGTTTACTATCTTGATCAATATGCCCTCTATTGATAGCAGCTTGGCGTTCTTGTTCTGTGTCAATAATTTGACTAGGTTTAATTTTATTTCTACAGCTATCAAGGAAGTATAACTGATTCGGACTGATGTTGTACTTGATCAATGTTGTCCATAGTTGATGACTCATGGTTGTAATAGTTTTTTATATAGTTGAAGATTGTGTTGTACTTATTTCTAAAAACATTGCAGGTTTGCATAAGATTTTTAAAGGATTTGATGTTATGCATTATTGTAGTATGGTCTTTATTATCTAAGTATTTACCAATCTCAATAAAACTATAACCCATTTGCCTTGCTAGGGTACAGTATATCATTCTAATTTCAACTATTTCCCTATACCGATGTTTGCTTTTAAGTTTAACTGTTCGTTGATATCTTACAGGTAAAAATTGGGTAAAATGACTTTCTAATGTGTTAAGACTTAGCTTAGGTAGGGCATGTACCTTGGTAATAACTGTAGGGTAATACCCTATTTTTTCAAAGAAGGACTGTTTAAATTGATCTATAAGTTTACGTTCTAGCTGAAAATTGTAGTTTATACCGTCCATAAATTTTGGTAGTTTGGTTTACAAATATAGGTGATTTATTTAAAAAATTCTTCGTATATTATATTGTAGGGCTTATACAGCCTCTACATATTGTAAGTTTATAAATCTTTATACAATGGCTAAGAAATTTTATGCTCAAAAAGACGCTTTGGGCTGGCCTATTCCCGGTACAATGATGAGTGGCTCTAAGGTGCCTGCTAATCTACTTGAGATTCCTGCCGCTGACGTAGTTGCAGGTGCTGGTCAGGTAGTTGTATATCACCCTGGCAAACTTCGTTATTTTATACGGAAAGACAAGAAAGGAAATATCATCCCTAACTCATTGATTATCAGCTTGCAAAAGCCAAAAGGGGATGTATATGAGTTTAAACTTGTAAAAGCTAGTTAGAGATGATTAAGGATAACCCCGCACTAGTAGCATTTAAAGTTTGGATATTTCCAGGATTAGTATCCGTTATTAGCTTGATGATTTGGAATGGTGTTAACGAAATTAGATCTGATATTAAGCTTCTTATGGCTCAATCTAATATAGATAAGACCCGTATAGATAATCTGGAAAGAGAAGTATATGGTGATAGATCGACTAGTTCATCCCGGAATTCTGAAGATAAACCGCTGAGTACCAATGATATGTATGCAGTAATGCCTGATAATAAGTCAAGACTTAAACCCAAAAAAATATATTTTTATGACATTTAAAGAATGGTTCATTGAACTTTTTAAGGATGAGCGTAACTCTACCTCCATAAAGCCAGTTGTTGGGTTTATGGGGGCTGCTTTTTTATGTATAACACTTATTATCAATTCTTTCAATCATGATAGTATTAAGCCGTCAGACGCTCTTGTAAACGCTGTTCTGGTCATAACCTGTGTGGGTATTGGTGCAGACAGTATAGATAAATTCTCCGGTACGAAAAAGAAAGAAGGTGAAGTTTAATAAGTATGTTATTGTTCTTTTAGTAATTGTCGGACTATTTTTGATATCTAGACTTGGATGTAATAATGGATTTGGCTTTTTTGATAAACCCAGGATTGATACAGTAAGAGTAATAGATACAGTATGGAAAAGACATGATACCACTATTATAAAAAGGGTACCGGTACTTAAAGTCATTTACGATACTGATACTCTTCCTCCTGAATATCTCCCGGATACCAATTATGCTGCTTTGAAACTTCAATACGAAGCTTTGGTTAAAGAGCATACTTCTAAGGCACTATTTTCTGATACTGTTTTATTGAAGGATCTTAAAGGTGGAGTCTATATAAGGGATACCGTACAGTTTAATAGACTGGCCGGTAGATCGGTAGATGCTAAGTATGAGATTCCTGTTGTAAAAGAGACAGTGACTATTACAAAGCAGGCTCCCAAAAGAAATCAGCTATATATGGGGGGTGCTTTAAATGTTGATAGGAGGCTTGCACCAAGTACAGCAGAGGTAGGATTGATTCTTAAGACCAAGCGTGACCAAATAATGGGTCTTAAGCTTAGCTCTGATATCAATGGTAATATAAACTACGGCTTCCAGAGTTACTGGAAAATTGGGTCTAGGAATAAATAAGTAATATGTCTTATTCAAATTTAGTACTTGATCATTGCGAAAATCCACGTAATGTAGGTACCCTTGACAAATCTAGTCCAAGTGTTGGTACAGGGTTAGTTGGGGCTCCTGAGTGTGGTGATGTGATGCGTCTGCAAATTGAAGTAGACGAAGCTACAGGTGTTATCCGTGACGCTAAGTTCAAGACTTTTGGTTGTGGCTCTGCTATTGCCTCTTCTTCCCTGGCTACAGAATGGCTGAAAGGTAAGTCTGTGGATGAAGCAGTGAAGATTGATAACATGACCATTGTAGAAGAGTTGAATCTCCCCCCCGTAAAAATTCACTGCTCTGTGTTGGCCGAAGATGCTATCAAGGCAGCCATAAATGATTACCGTGAAAAACATCAAACGTAAAATAATATATTATGAAAACACTTGTTCAGAAACTTCTTAACTTTTTAAAATGGATGGTAGTAAAAAAGAAAGAAGAAGTAAGTATTGTTACTCCTAAACAGAAGAAGAAAAAGAAGTATTATTATCCTAAGCCGCCTAAGGATGGATCTATCAAGTCTTAAATATCACTTACCGGATTTTGTAATTGATCAGATCCCAGAGGTTATTAGTAAGTACAGTATAGATACACCTTTACGGCTTTCTCATTTTTTAGCTCAGTGTGCTCATGAGTCTGGTGGCTTCAAATTAGCCAAAGAGAATTTAAACTATTCATCTAAAGGTTTGATGGCAATTTTTAAAAAGTATTTTCCTACACAAGCTTTAGCTGATGCTTATGCACGTAAACCCGAAAAGATTGCTAACAAAGTATATGCTTCTCGTATGGGTAACGGTAACGAAGCTTCTGGAGATGGTTATAAGTTCAGGGGTCGTGGTTATATTCAGCTGACTGGTAAGTCTAACTATGCTTCTTTTACAGCTTCAATTGGTGAAGACTGTGTAGCTAATCCAGATTTGGTTGCTACAAAATATCCCTTAGCATCCGCTGCTTGGTTCTTTGAAAAGAACTGTGTAAAGAAGTGTGATGCAGGTTCTACAGATGCTGTAGTAACCATTGTAACAAAATGTGTTAATGGTGGTGTTATAGGTCTGGATGATCGTATAAAGCACTTTGAGGAGTATTATGCATTACTTATGTAGTTATTATCAATTTGTGCATTCGTTGCAAAACTCATAAAAAAAGCTATTATTAAACCAAAAGAATAATTTGCCTTCCAAATACAGTAAATTCGTGGTGTTATCCTATAAATTTTCAACTATGAAAAAGAGTCTTTTTCTGCAAGTAGCCGTTTTAACAGGATTACTTGCCTTAACGATGGTTGCTTGTAAGAAGGAAAAAAGCAACACCCAAGACCCTGCGGAGCAGTATGAGATAACTACTTCCAAATTATCAAGTGAGTCAGATGCAGAAGCCGAAGTGGT